ATTCATAGATTTATTTTTTTTTTTAATTTAATTTTGTTTAATTTCGTTTAATTTCGTTTAATTTATTGCCAATATTTTTTAATCTTTTCGAATAATTGTATTGTCTTTGTGTTTCGAAGAACTTCTTTTTGAAATCCTCCAAGTATATATTTAATATCTCATCTTCATATAAGTCACTTAATTTCAAGTGAAAAGCATGTAAATGATATAATGAAATATATTGCTTCTTCAAATGAATCAGATATTGAAAAATACCTTTATCATTTGTTATTTTCAGATAATCATGTAACTTAATTTTATTTTCTCGGACAAAATTAATAATAAACTTTAATCCTTCAATAAAATCATTTACCGATTCATCTGAATCTATAAAAGTATTATACCGTTCTTTTATGAACTTTGAATAACTTTTAACCGCAATATAAGTATGAAAAAATCCTAAGTGAAGGTAGGTGTTCGTCAAATTTGCAAAACCTGATTTAAAGAACAAATCCTCATTGATCTCTGGATTTCGTTGAAAGAAAAGATCTAACTTGACTAAATCAGTTTTTATATCATCAGAAATATTAGAAAAGTCCTTCCGCTTATTATATGGTCTATTTTGACTTAGAGCTAAATGTTTAAGATATAAATTATAAATCTTTTGTTGATTTTCAGTTAATTCTTCCATTCAAATATTGGAGTATCAATTTAGATTTTACTAAACTTGGATCAATTTCTAAAAGATATTTGCAAATCTCTATATCAGAGTCAAGTCCGGTAATTTCCTTTGCTATATAATTAAATCGCTTGTCAGTTAAAACTAAAATAAAAACATTTTGAAAATTAATTTTCTTTCCGCTCATTAAAGTCAATAATGTAGCCAACTGATAAAGAGAATTAATTATTTCACTATCCTCTAAAGATAAAAGATCTGCATCATCTAAGCTCATTTGTTTTAGTTATTATCTGAAACTAAAAATGCCGATAAAGAATCTTCTACAGTTTCTTCTAAAGTAGATTTATATGATCCTTCCTGCTCCAAATCTTCAATTTTTAAAGTATCGTATGCTATTTTCATTACTACACTAAAATCCACAGGACCATATCTATTTTTGGCAAAACCTAATCTGATAAAGTTCATTACCGAATCTTCTTCATTCTTAAAAATTTCCCAAATAACATCTGCAGTCGCAGAAACACCTGTTGATTCGGAAATAGAGTTCAATCCACTCATTTTTTTACCATCTGCTGAATTATGTGTCAAAATACCATTGGCTAAAAATAAATGGTCATCACTCACCTCTATATCATAGGTTATTTCTTCACCTAATTCCTCAATAGAAATAATCTCATCTTCTATTAAATTATTCATTTAAAATAAAATTTAATGCTTTATTAATTGTTGCATCTTTATTATGCTTATATTCGTATTCCCAAATAATTAATTTTTTATAGCCCTGAGATTCAATAAAATCATTTCGTTTTTTATCTCTTTCCCAAAGTTCTTTTGCTGTAATTTGTAAATCTCTTGGGTATGGATGATCATCAGGCTTATAAAGAATAGGATTACCATGCCATCGATCTCCATAAAATTCTATATATAATTTCTTTTCCACATCACAAAAATCCAAAAAATATAAATCTACTTTATGTTCTAATCCATCTTTAACTTTTGTGATGATATTATCAATGTTATAATCAATATTAGCTAACTCTTGAAGAATAATATCAAAAAAACTATTAGCAATATTACTATAACTATTAGAAGATCTTAAACAAAGGCCATCTCGCACCATTTGTTTTCCGCGTTCTCGACATTTTTCAATAAATTCATTATAACGTCTAGTGCCTTCTTCTTCTCCGTATAATTCAATTTTACGTTTTAAGGTATGATTACCTGCGTTATTATTACACCATTGTTTATAACGTTCTAATCCCTCCTTATCGCCATATTTTTTAACAAATAATTTTAAAGGATCTCTACGTCTATCTCGAAGTTCTTCAAATCGCTTGGTACCTTCTTCTTCTCCATACAATGAAATGAATCGTTCTTTTGTTAAACCTTTCTTTTTAGTTTCATTATAACGTTTAGTACCTTCCTCTTCTCCAAACCATAAAATAAATCGCTTAAGCTTTTGAGACTTTTTTTCTCCCGCTGTTAATTGTCTATACTCATTCCATGCTTCCTCTGTTTTTCCAGGTCTAAACTTGTCAACTGCATTTAAAAACTTTATTTCGGCTCCGGTCAAAGAACTAGTTGCCCAAAGTTTTTTAGTAAAATCAGATGGTTCTATATCTTCTTTCCATTCACTACGATCATTAATATTCTGTCGAATAAAACGTCCACTTATAATATCGCGTCGATTACGTCTATTATTTTCTTTACTCATCTCTTCTATTATATAGAACTAATAAAAAGTTTATCACCAATTTTTAAACCATTTTTAATATTTTTTTCACCATTAATTGTTGGAAATATATGATTAATGCTACACTTAATTTGTCTGCCACTTTTAGTTGTTATTCTATAAACTTTTTGTTTTGTTGGTGGGAAAACTGATAAAACTTTTACATAACCATTTTTACCTTTAATGAGGTCTCCTTCTTTAATATTTTTAATGGATATTATCTGGTTTTTATCATTAATCAATCCGGTATCTTCAGCTAGACATCTATTTTGCTGGGTCAATGACACTACTGGCACCGATAACCAATAACTTAACGCTCTTGTATGTTCAGCAATTCCTTTAAGTTTTTCATATAGATTATTACCAGGCCCATCAAAAAGATTAATATAATCAATACAAAGTGCATCAATTTTTATTCCTTTTTCTACTATATGCTTTTTAATCCATCCTTTTAATGCGGGAACAGTAATAGTTGACGGTGGAAATTCTTTAATAATAATCTTTCCCGGCTTATTCTTCATCTTTTCCTTCACCTCATCTGTTCTCAAATGCAGCTCAGCAAATGGAATTGCTGTCTGTTGGGAACAAAAGCGAGAAGCATAGGCCAATTCTGACATTTCAAGAGTAATGAGGAGAACTGTCTTTCCCTGATTGGCAATATTACATGCAATATTTCCTAAAAATAATGATTTACCCTTATTCGGAGGAGCCATAAACAAATATAAAGCTTTTCCATCTTCATAAAAGCCTCCATCAATATACTTATCCAAAGATTTAAATCCGGTAGAAATAGTTCTCTTCTTTTCTTTTAATGCAGTAAGGATATTACTAATATCTTCATATAAATCTAATCCTTTTTCATTATCAAGAGTAATATTGCAAACCTGTTCAAACTTTTCAAGAACTTTGGAAGAATTAATTTCTCCTTTTTCTAATTCTCCGGCGACGGAGATCATAGTTTGAATAATTCCGCGTTCCTTAATAAATCTTTCCGCAGATTTCAGGAATAAGTCTTTATCCATTCCTTCATAATCAATATGTTCAATTTCATTAAAGACAGAATCTATTGCATGTTTATATTCTTTCTTGTTTAAGAAGAGAATAAGCTCATCTTTCGTTGGTAATTTTTCTCTTTTTTCAAAGAAAAACTTATAAAAATTAACAACTAAAGCATAATTCTCATTTTTAAAAAATAATTTTGGATTTGTTAAGAACCTTCCTAAAGTTGATAAGACCATTATATCAGAAACAATACCCTTGACTAGAAAAGGTTCAAAATCGTCTAAATCAAACTTCTCAAACATCGTTATTCCATTTTATTTTAGTCCTGAAAAAAGATAAGTGCACCTATAGGTGCTCAATACTCAATAAATACCATAAATGATTAAGATAGATACTTATCGAGATTTAATGACCCGTCCAATTTTGGAGGCATTAATTGAAAAAAGAAAAACAAAAAGCGATGAAACTGAGCAACGTCCAGTAGTTAATACTCGAACTAAGCTAGAAAATCGCGGGAAGGGAGAAGAAAGCTCTTATGTATTTGATTTACCCGAAAAATCAACCTTTAGAAATACTGCCGGGAGAGGATTACTTGAATTAGCCGCAGATGAGCAGGATGTTCAATATATGATTGCTCAAATTACTCTTTCTAACTTAGGCCTTATTCCCAAAGTTTATCGCTCCAGGAGAATTAACGTTAATCCATCTAATGTTTCCAAGATTAATAAGATTAAAACTCTCCTTACTCAATTATTCTCTCATACCATTTTAGATGATGATGCTCCTGCTAATGTCCTTAAGACACTTTTGGCTAATCCTAAAATGGAAATTGATAATAAAGTTGGCTTTAATACTTTTGATTTGCTTAACCGGGTTAAAAGTTGGGACCAGGTTCTCGATAATTTAAAGAAAAATGTAGCCCGTAGCATTGCAGGCTTATCGGGAAGAGCAGAAAAAACCCATAAAATCTCTCAGGACTTCCATGATCGTATCGGTAAAGCTGATTGGAGTGATACTATAGATGCTCCCAAAACTGTTGCTGATGTAGCTAAAAATATTTTTGGTGAATCTGTTGATGAAATTCCTGAAACATTGACTCAAGAGGAAAAAGAAAAGATGTTTATTAATGCTTACTCTATTCTTAAACCTCTTTATGAAGCTGCTTCCAAATCCGGATTAAGTCCTACCGGCTATCTTAAATTCCAGCAAAACCTCGACCGAGTTGCTGGGGCACTTAAAACTAATGAAATCAGCAAATATATCAATGAAATTGAGGCAAAGCGTCAACCAAGAACAGTTGAGGATTATAAAGATGTCTTAATTGAAGCATTAGCACGAGCCATTAAGGGCGATGATTCCAAAATGCAGGTTAGTAATCTTATTTCCAAGCAAGCTACTACTGCTTTACGCTGGTTAACTCGGCATTTAACCAAACTTGGCTATACTGGCGGTTTAAAGATTGCTAATGTTCTCGATTATATTAAAAACGGGGATGATGAATATGCTAATGATGCCCGTTATTATCTGGAAAACATTTATAATATTACTCCGGATCAATTAACTGTACAAAATTTCCCATCCTTTAAAAAGTTTGTCAATACTTTATATCAAAACTTTGAAAAAGTGATGGGTTCTTATAAAGCTCTTAAAGACCGACCAAAAGCATCTCAACGCCTTAATCTTAAAAATCCCGATAAGCCGATGGTTACCGACCGAAAAGGCGGTATCGGCCAATCTATTCCGGCTATTAAAAAATCTATCGAAGCTTCAGAAAAACTTCTGGCTAATTTTGATGAAAAAAATGAGCGGTTACAGAAGGCTATTGAATTCGATAAAGAATGGAAAGCTGGTAAAGCTAAGATGTATGTAGCCGTTACTGCTGGTACTCTTGGTTTGGGAGGTCGAGCTGATACTTCTCCTGTAATTGAATTTGGCGAAGTAACTAGGCCGGAACTTAATAAAATGACTGCTGATAACCTTGCCAATGGTTATATTGATCTTGTTACTCCAAAATATAAAGAAGCATATAAAAATCTTCTTGAATCTGATCCTGAATTGCCTAAAAAGATTAGGAATCACATCATTAAACAAAAGAATGTTGCTCCTAGCAAAGTTGCTAACCAACTTCGATTTGACCTTGGTAAAACTTTGAATAAAGACGGCTCTTCTAATCGTCAATGGTATATTGATCGAATCAATAAGTTTAAAGAACAACTTGCTGCTGTTTCCGGAGAAAAAGTTGAAAAAGAAACTGTTGAACGTAAGAAGCTTTCTGATTTCTCCGATGAAGGAGTTGAGGGTGATATTGATATGCCTTATACAATCTTTAAAGTTGATGAAACAGCTCCTCGCCTTATTAGTCCAATTATTGTTGCTCTCAAGAAAATACTTGAAAAATATAATGCAACAGTTGACTGGTCTACTAACTTTGAAGATGAAGAAGGATATATTACTATCTATTATCCTGAAAATGGCAAGTTCTTTAATGCTAAAGATCCTAAAAAGCTTGTCGAGGACCTTCGTAAATCTATTCAAACCATGGCAGCTCGCCTTGGATATGATTATGTAGATATTACAACTTATTCTTATGAATTTGCCAAAGACCAATATGATTCCTCCGGATTTGTAATGCCTCAAGATGATGAAGATTCCGAAGAAGATATTGAAATAAACAATGATAGTGAATCAGCTGAAATAGAATCTGAATTTGAAAGTGAAGATGAAGAAGAAACTGATGATCCTCTTGTATCGATGGCGCTTGATGCAATCGAACATAAAAAAGATGATTGCGAATCTGCCTCTAAAAAACCTGTTAAACGAGAAGTAAAATTCATTCCTAATAAGGACAGATACCCTAGGGAACGAATTCAAAATCAATGGCGAAAGAGCTATTTCTGGAACCAATAATTAATAAAGCTAAATTAAAAAACCCGAAGGATTAAATCCTTCGGGTTTTTCTTTTGTCAATATTTCATAAAAATATTCTTAACCTAAATATGGCCGGCAATAATCATAATTATTAGAGTCTGCTTGGTTAGGCATCTCAGGATCACCTGCACAACCAGGACATTGAAGGACTCCAGAACAGCCAGAACACATTATTACTTCTGAGTTCTCATTTCCTCCCTCACAGTCACAATCTTGACATTCACTTTCTTCAGCACAAGTAGTAGAAATATCTTCTTCACAGTCACAATATTCACTGGCTAAGAAGAAAAGCTTAGAATCATTATACTTCAGCCATTCGTTATATTCATTCATACTGAATAAGTCTTGGTCTACATTCTTAAAATATTCAGTAAACTTCTTATCAGTAATATCTTTGCCATAAGAAAGGCATGGAAATCTAAGGCTGAAATAGACATCCTGAAGCTTAACACCATAATCATTTGCCTGCTTCTTAATTAAATCAATAATATCAGAAGAAATTCCTTCATACCAGGAATCAACAGCTACAGTGACTGTAAGCTTATTATAATTATACTGATGTCCTTTTCCGTTAGGTTCCAAAACAGTTTGTGTTCCTGTATTGAAATCCACATAAACTACATGAGGTTTCTTAATACTACAAAGTCGCTTCGATTCATATTCACGACGATTTTCTGTATAATCAAGCTTAAAACCCTGCTTTTTAAGTGCCTCATCTTCTACAAGAAATGTAATGCTGGATGGATGCTTTTCATAAATTTCTCCACCCAAAAATTCACACATTTCAATGGCCTTGTTCAGGTCATCACTACAATCAAGTTTTTTCGTTACAAAAATCATATAAATTATTCTTCAATTAATTCTTCTTCAGTTTCTTCCTCTGGAATATCATGGGCTGAATAACCCCATGCTTCAGGTAAGCGTCGTTCAATTTCAGGATAAATTTTTTCATCCCAAAGCTCTTTCTTCTTTCGGAAAGCTTTAGCATAACCAAGAGATGTTCCGTCATAAAGATCATAAACACTTCCCCGACGTTCGATAACACCAAGGTTGATTGCTAATTCAAGTGTTCCATATTCTTCATCCAAACCAGTCTTCCAGCTAAGGTACATAGAACCCTCAATCATTGGACGAATGAAACGATTCTTAACACACATACAACGCATTTCAATACCAGCAATTCCCTTACCAACTTCATCCTTTTCACCAGAATCTTTTTCTTTAAGATTCTTTTTAGCAAGCTGGACAACTACAGAAGGAAGATAACGGCAAGCTTTGCCGCCATTCATGCACTTAACCAAATCTGGGTACATTTCATTTGGATTATCATAAATATGGTTAGTAACCACAAATGTAGTTTTGGTTAAGCCCCCGTATGTTGTACAAGTTTTCAATAAAGATTTAATTGCCTTTGCAATTGTACCCATATCTGCGGAAGTAGAATCTTTATCCATTCTCTTTGTTTCCATTTCAGAAAGCATATTTGCAAGAGAATCAATAACTACAAGAAACTTTCCTTCCATGTGTGTTTCTTCAATCTTTTGAAGAAGAGCAAAAATTGCATTTCGAACTTGCTCAATGGATTTAGCTGGGAAATACTTAATCTTCTTTGGATCGGCTCCAAGAGATTCAACCATTCTAGCATCAATAGCATTTTCAGTATCGAATACTACAGTATACATTCCCATTTTCTGAGCATTTCCCACAATTTTTTGAGCGATAAAGCTCTTACCAGATGCGCTTTCCCCGGCTAAAAGGGTTACGCGCCCTTTTGGAATTCCTCCATATAATGATCCAGAAATTACTGCGTTAAGCATCTTGCTTCCTGTATCAATCCACTCATCTACATTAGAAAGAGTGGATTGATCTAAGAAAGAAGAATAAGGACTATAATCATCCAATACATCAAAAACTTTTGATGCAAGTTTATTAATATCAACTTTTTCTTCTTCTGCCATAATTAAAGACTTTGAGTAATTTCCTTATACTGCTTAACAAGCGGAGATTCTTGATTTTCAGTAATCATATGAGGAAACTTACTAAGTTTATCGATACTCAATTCAAAGTCATTCCCAAGATATTCTTTAAAGAGGTAAGGTACAAGATCTACCTTAAACTTAGTCTTAGCAGCCCGAGGGTCATTAGGATTACAAGGAGCCCCATCTTCTGTAACCGTATATTGCATATTAACAATCATATACGGATTTTCAATTATCTTTTCAGAAGAATTAAGAACCCCAACAGATGTTACTCCTCCATCTACCCAAATATAATATTGATTTTCCATTTTTTATTAAATTTAATTTTGTTCTGATTTTTTATTGGTGCCAGTTTTTGTTGATTTTCGAGCAGTGGCAGCTTTTCTAGTATTAGCCGAAGATGTACTTTTCTTTTTAGCAGAAGTTGTTTTTGCTTTAGCTTTGGCCTTTTCAGCCTCAGCTTGTTTCTTTGCTGTTTCAGCTAATTGTTTTTTAATTTCTGCTTCGATTGCTTCAAGATCTTCTTCCTCTTCTATTTCATCTTCAGGCGCAGCTTCATTTTTTAAATTATCCATTGGATCTGGATCATTATATTCCGGAATGCCAAATGCAGACTTAGGAATTGGCTTGGGCTTTGCCATATGATGAATTCGAAGCGGCTTAGGTTCTTCTTCCTTGGGTTGCTCCTCTTCATTATCTTTTCCATAAGGAATTCTACGATATAAGAATGTATCAATAATAGAACCTCTCTTTAATTCTAAATCTTGTTCAATACCGAGCCAAAATTTACAAAAGGTAGCTTCAATATTAATTCTAGAAGGAGCAATATTACAATAAGATTTCATAACAGCAAATGCCTTAGCTACATATTTCATTGCAATATTCAAGAATTTACAATAATCCGGAAGAGGGGGAAGAGCTTTAAAGTCATCAATTCTGGCATATAATGCCAATTTTAGTCTGTTCTCAAAATCATCAAGAACAAATTTAACTCCCGCCTGATAACCTTTTTGATAAGACTCATCAATCTTTTGCTGAAGATGATAATAAAATGGAGTTCCCGGAATAGGGTTTCCATTTGAGTCAAAGAAATTTTCTCCAGTTAATGACGATTTATGAAGTAAACTCATATGATTTATTATACTCTAAACATTAACTTTTTCAATTATTTCTTTTATTAAAGTTTTCTTTTGTAAATCTTTTGACATTACTATTCTTCTCCGAATAAATCAAATAATTCAAATTCATATTCATCTGTTACATTAGGAGGAGTCCAGTTTGCCACTTTATAAAGGCTGGCAATGCAAGCATAAAATGGCTTTTCAAATATTCTTCGATAGTCAATCTCAAATAATTCAAGAAATTCAGGAGGCATATACCCGTCTCGAATAGCAATCGAGTCAATCCTATACTTATTATTGGGCTTTAATGCAATAACCTGTATTGTATCTCCTTCTCTAATAGGTTGAACTCCATGGATTTTTTCTTTTTCTATAATAAGATTATGATAATATGCAGCTCTAACGTGAGCTTGCATGCCTTTCATAGTCTGAAAACCAGAAGAACCGTCAGAATACTTGTTAAACGTCTTAACTCGGGCAATCTTGCAAATAGTTGTCAATGGAAGTTTTTTAAATTCTTCATAAGCTTCTCTTAGTCTTTTATCAGTTTCATACTTATTCTGGTGAAGAATCATGGGCTCGATAACTTTTTTACCAATTTCTTTAATCGGCTTACTCATAATACTCTTAGCCAGTTCAATACCAGTATATTTCCAAGAGATTTTGAGATTACCCTCGAGGTCTACCTCGCCTTCATTATCAACGCAGTGTAATGCATAATTCTTCTTTTTGCGATATAAACCATAGTCGCAAATCTTTTCACGTTTAAAATGAAGAATTGTTCTTTTAGTATTAAAAGTTTCAGTTACAAACTTATTAAGTTCTCTATCAATATAATCATTAAGCTCATCAATAAGTTTATAGCCTTCTTGAGTAACTTTAGAGTCTTTACAAATTGTAATTCCAGCAACTCCATGAAAAGAAACACCAACTGAGTCAGTATCATTAAAGATAATATGCTCTTCGGCAACTTCTTCAGTCATCCCGGGAGTTTTCATCATAATGAAATCTTTGACAATTCTATTAACCTGTTTAATAGTACATTGTCCAGTTAAAGTAATTGAATTTCCTATTGAATCATGACCTAAAGGACTCGTCTTAGAAGTCAAAGCTCCATAACAGCTATTAATACAAAGTTTCTTAGTATATTGTGCAATTTGAAGTTGCTTAATTTTTAATTCGATCTTTTCTTTCTCCTCTTTAGGAAGATCTTTCTTTAATTCTTCTTCAAGCCTGACAATTTCTTTCCTGTCTTTCTTTCGAGAATCAAAAACACTTTCCATAAATTCTGGATAAATGCCCTGTTTCTTTTGTGAAAATAATACATTTGCAGGAGTCCTAATTAACTCAGTACTCTTTACAAATTCATTAAATTTTTGTTCTGATAAAGTATATTGTTTTCCAGAAGTTAATGTTAAATGAATATTTCCATCTCCCAACTCGACAAATTCACCAACCATTGTTTCAATGGAAATATTATTCGTAATAGCGCAGGAAGGATACAGCGATGCAGCATCATACGTTATTAAATCCTTTACAAGACCGGGTTTTACACTTACATATCCACCTTCATTCTTACCTTCGATAACCTCTCGTTTAGGTGTAAAAAGAATTTGACCATGAGATCTTGCCTTTAGAGCAATCGCACCTGAAACATATGCAACTACACCTAATCCGTCTTCAAAATTCGTTAATCCAAGAGTGGCAAGATACCTTAAAAGGGCAAAATAATTAGTCTTTTCATCAATCTTTACAAGAAGTTCAACATCTCGAATATTATAAAGAACGAAATCATTCCAATTATTTTTTTGGAAATCTCCGATAGGTCCTTCATATACAAGCTTTTGTTCTCCTACTTCTATTGAACCAATGTGGTCAAGTTTATAAGAATCTTGAAGTTTTACCTTTAATTTCTTATAAACATCAATATAGTCAATAATAAGCATTCCAGGAGTAATATATTTTGTATATTCTCTTGGAGGATTATCCTTTGTTTTACCAACACTTAAATTGAATATTCCCAAAGGACTTAATCTTTTTAATTCATCTTGCCCTAAAACTTTAGTAATTCGATTAACCAAATAAGGCATATCGAAAAAGTTCGAGTTCCAGGCAGAAAGAATATCAGGATGATCTTTTTCGATATATCTTAAAAATG